ATGTCGTTATCAAATTTTTTCAGAGTAAATTTACCTTACGGAATTAAGCAAAATTCTAATGGAGAGTGGTTTGCATTCAATCGAGAGTATCATCCAATTGGATGGAATACAACTTCTGAAATATCTATCCATGAAGATAGTGCATTTGCAGAAAATCCAATTTACACAAGATATAAAGCATTGACAGATTCAAAACTTTTGAAAATTGCAGGTGGGGAGGAATCAGTTAAAAGGGATAGTGAAGGTAAGATTATGATGGTTTTTTTGTATAACGACGGAACCAATCCAAGTTCAAAGAAAGAACATTGGAATGCTTACTTTGATAAGATTAAAGAGCTCAGCATTTTAGAAGTTAAACGATAATCTAATTCATGGTGTTATGACTTATAGAGAAAAAATAGCAGAGTTGGGAAAGCTTACGGTTGCGAAACTAAATGCAGTTCACAAAATTGAGGAAGACCAATCACATGACGGTTTTCATAAATATAATATTTTCGACTACCAGCAAGCTCTCGATGAACTTACACACGCCGCAAATTCGCATGGTAAGCTTGTAAACGATATGGTTAAAAAAAACCTAAGCCCTAATGATGACTACCATAAATGAATATCTTTTTGATGCAGATGGTCTATCTACAGCAATTATTTTAGAAAAAATTAAAAATGTAAAGGGTTTACCACTCTGTGATATGAAAGTTAGCGACCTAATTTTTTATAATAAAGAGCCGATATACCGTGGTTGTGGAGTTTATGTCTTTAAATTAAAAGATGAGATTGTATATGTTGGAAGTTGCGTCTCAAGAAGTTTTGTCGAACGTATTCCATCTCATTTTGACATAAGAGGAGTAGGCTGGTTCAATTCACTTCTTAGAACAATAAGAAAAAGCATACTCAAAAAAGATGTCCCAAGAAAGGATGATGCTTTTTTGCTTGATGCTGCTAGATTTGCAATGTCTCACATGACAGTAGTTCTTGTAAATTTCATTGAAGTAAATTCACGTGAACTGATAACCAGATTAGAACATGAGTTAATCGACATATTTAAAACTAAAAATAGGAAGCCAAGTTTGAAGATATTTAATTTGGTGGTTGAATCTTAAAGGACTGTCAGAAATTTCAAAAATTTAAGGAAACTTGAGATTCCAAGTGTTAATTATATCTTTGCATAATAACATTTAAACCCAATAAAATGAATACTAAACCGCTTAAGATAACAATTACAAAATCTGTTAGAGATACAGTTCAATATATTATTTCGAGACTAAAATCTGACAACAATGAGGAACACTTTATTGACACCGATGGATGGGGAAAATTTTTATTTATTTCATTTGAAAATCCTCAAGAATTAAATAAGGTTTTCTCCTACATTAATGCTAATGAAATAGGGTTTACTACATTTAAACACAAAAAAGATAATTATCCATTATTTGGACTTGTTGCAGAATGGAAATTAGCCAATGTTACGAAAGGTCAAGAGTGGATAGATTTATATTCTTAGAAATATTCATACAATATTTATTTTTACACTAGCTTCTAGTTTTGATAACGTTGGTCAAGATGACCACTTGATGTGAACTTAGATTTGTAAGTCCAGATTTTGCTTTTCACCAATTTTTCTGAAATGGTTCCATCGAAGTTTTTGAAAAAATTTAAAGTCTTGGAGGTGATTTCTTTTTGCTGAGCGATTGTGATTCCTTTTCCACCAGCATGGTTTTCACATAAGTTGCTAATAAAACTATCCAAACTTACGTCGACGGAAATGTATTTAGCCATTATCTTTTCCAAGTGGGTCTTGCTAAGTTGCTCAGGTTTGGAAATCGTTCCGACATCGATTCTCGATTGGATGTCACGATAAAAATCCATAATGATTTGCGTGGGAGTATCATTTGGAATGATAGCGAGGATTAGCTCCTTGTAATCTTCTAAGTCGATGATTGACCCCTCAGTAAGGACTGCTGGTCTCTTTGTTGGAGTCATAGTAATTACTTCTTGAATTACGGGCGAATGAACTTCATTATTTTCCTTGTTATTCATGTTGCCATATTCGCTAATTGTATAAAAATAACCGCGCTTTAGTTCTGCTCTCCTCAGATACCCGCAATCCTCAAGATTTTTGAAAGACTGTTGGACTGTTTTCTTGTTCAAACCAAAACGATTGATAATAAGCTCGCGTGTCAAGTTAAAATGGTCAGCGTCGCTTAGTATGCTAACTAGAATTCTAAAATCCGTTGATGACAACCTGTTGTCATTTAATATTGCGTGATGAACTGTTGTAAATTTCCCAGCTGCATTTTCTTTTCGGATTACTTTTTTGTTAATCATTGTGTTTTTGTATTATTCCATCATTATTTTTTCCATCTTTTTTACTCGGTAATGGAAGCTGGTGGTAGCTACTCCGCCAGCAACCGAGGATTTAAAGTTTACTCTTTAATTATAAATAGTCGTCAGTTTTTAAAACGACCATTAATTTGGATTTAATTTGTCAAAAATTTTAAATTCATCACCTTTGAATGTGAATCTTCCTTCTTCAATTTTAGCGATAATTGTTTTGTACCAATGCTGCTTGCTACAGCCTGCCAAAATATAAACTTGGGTTAGTCTATCGGTTTCACCGATTTCGATGTTGTTCTTGTAAAGCGTGTATCGTTGTGTCATAAGTAATATATAAGCACACTTTACGAAAAGTCAAGAGGTTGGATGAACTTTTTTTCTTTTTTTTCGTCTCAAGGCAATTATACACAATAATTGAATCAGCTGCAACAAATCAGATTGGATAGATTTTGATTGGGTTACATTTTGACCCCATATTGGGTTACTTTTTAACCCTATTAAGGGTTACTTTTTGGTACCCTTTACTATAATAGTAATATAACTTAACAAGATTCTTCTAAAAATCGGGTGGGGGTTGCTAAGGCAACCTCCACTCCTATAACAAATAGTGAGCAAAGTAAATTTATCCAACTTTCGTATCCATATTTTGTTTTCAAATCATCCAATTCACCGAAGGTGTTGGAGCTGATTTAAGCATAGTTTAAGCTAACAATATGATTTATATTTTCAGTTGGAATATAGTGTCGCAGAGCGACTGAAAATAGTCCCATCTACCAATTATAGTATCCAATACCGTAGGTGAATTGGAATAGTTTCTAAACATAATTTAATGATGGAAAGCCTTTCGGCTTTCATCATATCCCAAGTTTTAATTCTGGTTATATACTATTATAATAAAGGGGGGAATTTTCCCCCTATTGTTTCCATTTGAGGGGGATTATTTCCCCCTCAAAACAGTTGTAGAGGATATAAATACCTATCCAATTCTTGGCTATTTAATATCCAACAACTTTACTTTTTCCCAATGCGAAGTATTCTATATGTATATGACGGAATCAAAGCTACATAAAGGAAAAGTCCAACTTAAAAACTGGCAGGGATTTCCTCCGATTGAAATTCTATTTGAAGATATTGGTCAAAATGTTATCCAACTGGACGTCAAAGCTAGCGGATTGCTTAATTACTTCGGTCAAGTTGACCGAAATTTGGAAATTGATATTCACACCAATATTTTAAATTCCCTTAAAGAATACTCCAACATAACGGAACATGATTGTTCTGAAATTGGGTATTCAATTATTTTCAAACCTTCAAAGAAATTAAACAGAAAGACCAATCTTTTCGAGCTTGAAATTGAGCTAACCGTCATTTTTAAAAAACCAGTTGAAGGCGCGTATGCACACACGCTACAGCCAACAATGCAACTCATAACCGCGACAATTCTTGCGGAAATATTTTTACAAAACGACTGATGGATTTAATAACTCTGGAACGCATAAAAACTATGCATCCAAAGCTTCGCGATGAACTGCTTTCAGATTATACTCATGCGAATAACAAACTTTTACCCAAAGGTGTAAGGCTTCGATTTGCTTACACATATCGCACAAATGAAGAACAAGATAAGCTTTATAATCAAAAGCCAAAGGTCACAAACGCCAAGGGCGGTCAATCGATTCATAATTATGGTTGCGCTTTTGATGTTGTGATTTTGTTTGACAAAAACGGTGACGGAAAATTTGAAACTGCCAGTTATGCAAAAGACAAACATTGGATGGCGGTCACCAATTATTTCAAATCAAAAGGATGGGTTTGTGGTGGTGATTGGAAGTCATTTCCAGACGCGCCACATTTTGAGAAAACATTTGGTCATACTTGGAAAACACTCAAATCTAAGGTTGACAAGGAAGATTATATTACTGAAATAATTGCCAAAATAAAATACATCTATCCAAATATTTGAATATAAATTCGACTACTTTTATAAAAAAAAGTATGAAGTTAAAAAGCAAAGATTTCGTTCCAACATCAGATAGACCTTTTTTTTATTGTAAACTTGGTAGGGAAAAATATGGAAAAATTTTAACTGAATTAATTAGTTCTGCGAATGATGGATTCGTCCTAGCGATTAATAACAAATGGGGAACTGGAAAAAGTACTTTTGTAAAGATGTGGCAACAACAACTTGCAAGTAGGGAATATGAAACTATATACTTTAATGCTTGGGAGAATGACTTTGAAGATAGTCCATTAGCGGCAATTATGGGCGAGTTAAAACAAGTTACCGATAAAGCTGGTTCAGAAAAATTATTTAAGGATATGCTAGAGGCAGCATCTGTATTTGCGAAGAATTTGGTTCCTCAAATGGTGGGTAAGTATATTGAAACAAAAACAGGAATCAAAGATTTAGGCGAGTTTGCCGAAAATGCAAGCAAAGGATTTAGTGATATGTTTTCAAAAGATGTTGAAGAATATAAAAATAAAAAGATATCCATCCGTGATTTTAGAAAGAAGCTTAAAGCATATTTAGATGCAGTAAATAATAATAAGCCTCTAATTTTTATAATTGATGAGCTTGATAGATGCAGGCCAAATTATGCAGTATCTTTACTTGAACAACTTAAACATTTTTTCAATGTAGATGGAATTGTGTTTGTGTTATCTATTGATAAAGAACAGCTTGGACACGCTGTTTGTGGAGTATACGGTAGCGAAAAAATCGACTCACAGGAATATTTAAGACGATTTATCGACATCGAGTACTCTTTGCCTCAACCAAGCTTAATAGATTATTGCAATTTGTTATACAAGACATTTGAATTTTCAGAATATTTTAGGAGTGACTTTAATAGGGAACTAACTTTTAAGGATAGTTTTTTAAACACAATCGAAATCCTATCAGAGCATTCTCAAATTCCTTTAAGAGTTCAAGAAAAAATATTTGCTCACGCAAGGTTTGTACTAAACACATTTACACTTGACGAAAGCTTAAATGCTTCCTTATTTGTGTATTTAATTTATTTAAAGATTTATAATCTAAACCTTTTTAATAGTCTGAAATTTAAAGAAATTAAATTTTTAAACGTACAAGAAAAAACAGTTGCTAGGTTACTTATTAATAATCCATACATCATCGAATTGGAGGCGAATCTAGTGTTTTATTATAACATCTACACGGGAAATACTGCTTTTATAGTTCAAAGACAAGAAGTGACAATTTCCTCGTTAATAGACAATAAAAATCATGATGGAGTAAACTTCAAGGAAATTATAAAAAAATTGCACGATAATAATAAAAACAATAACATTCTTCAGGAGTTGTTCAACAGAATTGATATGATTGAAATAGGCTCAGAAATATAGTTTTTATCTTTTTAATTAGAAAATATTTCATCCCTAAGAATAATTAGGGGAAACTTTACTTTAACCCAATGTGATAGTACTCTTTCTTTAATGAATGGGACAATCTACATAAGCGGTGAAATTGGAGTTAATACAACTCTGTTGGATGTAATCAAGCAAGTTAAAGCGCAACCACAAGCTCAATCATATCTTGTAAAGATTGATAGCAACGGTGGCTATGTTGATGCTGGATTTGCAATCTACGATTACTTAAAAAATCTCGGTAAGCCAGTTACTACTTATACCACAAAGGCTTACAGCATCGCTAGCGTTATCTTCATGGCTGGTTCAATTCGAATCATCCCAGAAAACACTCCAGAAGCTCTGATGATTCACAATCCGTGGATGGAGGTTGCTGGTGACCAACAAACCCTTGCAGAATACGCGAAAGACCTAAAAAAGACAGAAGATGAGTTGATTGAATTCTATTCAAAAGCTGTCGAAATCCCAGGACAAACAATCCAAAATCTTCTTAAGAACGAAACATTCTTAAATGCCACCCAAGCTAAAGAACTAGGCTTTGCAACACAACTTCAAGTTGCTTCAAAAGCGGTGGCAAAACTACATAACAAAGACAAAGACGAAAAGAATTTCATGTCAAACTACGGAAAACAGATTACAGAAATCTGGAACAAAGTCGTTGGTAATCCAACGGCCAAAAATGAATTAATTCTTCAAGATGCAACAGGAGAAGTTGAAATAAAATTCACCGAATTGGAGCCAACAGATGTCGCAGAAGTTGGAGCAATCGCAACAGTAAATGATGAACCAGCAAACGAAAGCTACTTAATGCCAGATGGACAATCATTGGTATTCGTGGCGGGGGAATTGACTGAAATCATTCCAGCTGAGGAAACTGGGGACGAGCCAGCAGATGAAGAGGAACCAGAAGCATCTGCTGAACAAAGCCATGCAATTGACTTTACCGCAAGATTAGATGAATTAGAGAATAAACTTTCTGAAATCATCAACAAAATGGTTGAAAACCAAGACCAAGTTGCTGCAAGCGTAAAAGCGTTGGCTAAATCAATTGGTTCAGACTACTCAACCAAGAATACAAACGAAAAGGTATCAGCGGTGGCAAAAGCTAAAGAAACTGCAACTCCTAAATTTTCTATTAAAAGAAAATAATAACACGAATACGCTAGAAAGAATAAAAAAAGAATGGCAAATTTCAATTTTGATAACGTAACGTTATCGCCAAAAGAGGTTCAAGAATTATCAAAAGTGATTTTTGAAGCTGCATTTACAAACCCAGCATTGGCAGAAATGCACGATATCGTTGAAGGAATCGATATGAAAACTCAAATCCTTTTGATGTCATCAATGGGATTGGTGGGTAAATCTGCTGCAGGTTGCACACCAGAAGATTCAGATGCTGGAATTGTTGCAACAGAAAAATTCTGGGAAAACAATCAGTTAGACATAAGAATCCCTTATTGTGTAAAAGACCTTCCAGCTTTACTTAAAGCTTTTGGTCAAAAATCTAATAAGTATGATGTTGAAGGCTCAGAGGAAATCAAATTGATTGCTTCAAGACTTTTAGAAGCATTAGACGAAGCAATCTTGAGGTTGACATGGTTTGGAGATAAGCAAGCAAATGTTGTAGCAAGTGGCGGTACTTTAAACAGTCCAGCAGTTGTTGACTATTTCAATACTGTTGACGGAATTTGGAAACAGATTTTCACTGGCGTTGCATCAAGCACAATCCAAAGAGCTACAATCGCTTCAAACACGGGTACAACATATTCAGCACAGGAATTGAAAGATGGTGAAGCTTTGACAGCAATGAGAAAAGTTTATAACCAATCAGATACAAGATTGAAAAATCATGGTGAAGGAATCTTTATCGTAACGCAATCTGTTTATGACAATTTCATGGATAAATTAGAGGATGCTGGATTAAATGCTGTTGGTTCATTGGCTATTAATGATGGTGTTATGACCTATAGAGGAAAAAGAATAATCGTTGCTGACTTTATGGACAGAATCATTACCTCTTACATGGATAATGGTACTAAATACAATCTTCCAAACAGAATCGTTTACACAATCAAAAACAACATCCCAGTTGGAACATTGGATGTGAATGAATTCAAGGATTTGAGTGTTTGGTACGACAAAACAGATAGAAAAGTCTACACGGAAAATATTTTCAGTTTGGATGCAAAAGTCCTTGAAGGATACTACATCTCTGTAGCATATTAATAACAGGGTGGCATCATCTGCCACCCAAAAAATAACAAGAATGAGAACATAATTATAAATGGATTGTATTTCAAAACTGACTGCCAACATTTCATACGATTGCACACCAGCTGGAAGAGCTAAAGCAGGACTTGAGACAAAGGCAGTTTTAATAAATAAATCTGATATTGACTTGACAGCATTGACTTCATCTGGAGCAACAGTTACTAATCTATCACTTGTTTCTGGCTCGACTGGATTCAAAATCGATTGGGCTAAGCAACTTGGAAACACTGCTTCGGAGTTTGCTGCAAATGATTCTGGAGTCGATACTTTCACTCATAGCTTTGCTTGTAGAGTTTTTGGTCAATCTGCAGCTGATGCAGAAAGGGTAAGAGAATTATCCGCTGGTGAGTTTGTCGTGGTTGTAGAGTCGAAGTGGAAAGGCGCAAACAATGCATCGGCTTTCAAGGTTTTCGGAATCGAGAATGGATTGAAAATGAGCGAAGGTTCATTCACATCATTGGAAAATGATGGCTCATTTCTTTTTACGCTTTCTAGCGTCGAAGGATTTGGTGAAACATACCCTTTCCAAGTTTACTCTGAAACTTCTTATACCGCTACTAAAGCCAAATTTGATGGCTTGTTTACTACGGTATAAACAAATAATAATACAAAGAAAAAGGTAGGTAAGGCATTTGTCCTACCTACCTTTTTTATTTAAACGATAAAAATATGGCTTGCACAAGTTGTAAAAAAAAGACTGAAATATCTGAGAAATTTGTTCCTAGCGTTGGGGATTTCTCACTAAGAAATACTGGCGTTCACCAAATCAATTTTGGTTCTGATTTATTCATTTCGAATGCAAATATGACAAACCAATTGGCAATCCAATTCTTAAAGGAAAACCCAAATCGAATCTCATTGTTTGAAACATTTCCCGCCAATTGGAAAGACCTTGTAAATCCAAAACAAGTTGAAACCGAAATAACAAAAGTTAAGGTTACCCGCAAAAGTAAGTAATGAGAGTTAAACTGATAAATGTAGATAACCGTTTGAAAATAAAATTTGATAAGACTGACGGGATTTACAATTGGGGTGACGACAATGCTTATCCTTCGCTAGTTAAAAGCTTGATTGGTTCATCAGTTACCGCACGTCAATGTGTGGATATGAATGCCAAATATATCTACGGTAAAGGATTTAAGTTTGTTGACTCTGTATTGGATAAATCGTTGCTTGTTGTAAACAAAAAAGAACATTCTTTAAATCAACTTTTAAGGATTGTATCAAAAGAATTTGCTGAACAAAACAACATATTTCTTCATGTTAACTACAATAGTCTATTTGAGGTGACTAGCGTTGATTTATTGCCCTGTACGGATGTTAGAATTGGCAAGAGCGATTCAACTGGCTACAGTGGAAAATTTGTCAAATATAACAATTTCGATAAGAGCAAAGACAAGAATGTGAAATCGGAAGATTTTGCCATTATCGATAGGTTAAACATGAATTCATCTGTTATCCAAGCGCAAGTTGATGCAGCGGGCGGTTGGTCAAAATATAAAGGGCAAATCCTTCACGTCACATCTGATTTCTCAGAATTGTATTCACTTACGGATGCTGATTCAGTTCTGCTAGATTGTGATTCAGAACATCAAGCATCATTATATAAAAATAGCGGACTCAGAAAGGGATTTTTTGGAGCCAAACTTTTCATCACCAAAAAGTTCAGCGATGACGATGAGCGAGATGATTTTGTTAAGACTATAGAAGATTTAAAAGGTGCAGAAGATAGCAACGGAATCCTCCATTTGGAAGCAGACCTTGAAACTGATGTATTGAGCGAGCAAATGCTTATCCAAAACATAGACTCAAATATTGATGACAAAACTTTTGAATCGACTGAATCTTCAACGTCAAGAAATATCAGGAAGGCATTCGGTGTACCAGCTATTCTCTTGGAAGATTCTGATAATTCAATTTTTGGTAACAGCGGTGAGCTGCTTATCCAAGCTAAAATGATGCATTGGGAGAATAAGGAGGAAGAAAGAAATATAATAACGGAAGCCTTTGAGAAAGTTTTCTCAAGATTCCATGTAAATCTTAATCCAAATAATGATTGGACTGTAAAGCCTATCATCGATGTTAAAGCCGATAATATAAATGAATAAAATAATCACAGTTGAAGAAATTGCTCAGATAAAAGATTTGGGCAAAAAGCTTGATGTAAACAAGATTAATCCAATCATTGAGCAAGCTCAAGATATTGAATTGAGAGACTATTTAGGGATGAAATTCTATTTTGAAATTCTCTCCAATATTGAAAGCCCGGACTTTCAAGATTTGCTATCTGGTTCAACATTTGTTTTTGAAGGAATAAGCTATTCTCAACAAGGCATAAAATCAATGCTTGCTGACCTATTTATGGCTCGCTTTATACCACAAATGAATGTGAATGTTACTCCTTTTGGAGTAACTGTAAAACAGTCTCCAGATAGTGAACCAGCTGACAGAAATTCGCTTAAAGACCTTGCTCAAATGCAGCGAGAAGCCGCTGGAAGCAAGTGGGAAATCATCAAGCTTTATTTGAAATCCAACAAGGCTTTATTCCCAATTTATAATTCTAAACCAGATACAATAGCGACTGGTGAAAGAAGACTGAAATTCAGAAAAATTTAATGCAAATATTCGAAAATTTTGATGGCTCAACCTTCAAATTAAATTCAAAGAAATATGTAAAAAACTTCATTGTAATGCCTGTTGGAACTACTTCAATTGCCATATACAATGCCTATGATACCAGCTTGCAGTTGTTGCCAGCGACAAGCTACAAAGACATCAAAGTTAACAACGCAAGCTTCCAAAGCCAGCAAACTTTGATGGAAGTTCTTTCACCTATGTTGTTCTCAAAAGTGGTCTATTCTGATGGTATCTTGCCAAATCAGATTATCTATTTGAGCGAGATGAACAGACTTGGGAACAGGCTTGCAATTCCAGCTGGATGTATTTGGCGAATTGACGGAATTGTTTTGTCAAATGATTCATCTTTTTTCACAGACATTGCCCCAGCAACTGACGGATTCCACCGTATTGACATTATTGTTGCTAAATCGGACTCAACATTTGAGAAAATCCAAGGTGGCGAAAGCTCAACAGTTGCAACGGCTCCATTTTTGCCACCAAATTCATTATTAGTTACCACAATCAATATTTCTGGAAATGAAATAAACGACGGTAATGAGCCTATTGTTGGTAGTTTGTATATTGAGAAAACGGATGAAGCGATTGTGATTGAAAGCAGAATTGGGGAAATCACAATTGACATTGATGTTGACGGGAAAAATAAATATAAAATTACCGATGCTGATGTAATACTTGGATTTTCTGCAAATTTAATTTCACGCGCAGCAATGTGGACGGGAAAGCCTTATTTCGTAACCAATACAAGAAATACATCAATTAAATTAAAACATAATACCTCCAACATATATGGATTTTCATTTCCTTCCCATGAAGATATGATTTTGCCAGCTGGTGGAACAGCTATGTTTTATTTCGACAAGAGGATGATATATGTCGGATTGGAGTTCAAAAAGTACGCGTCACTCGATTCAAACGGAAAAGTACCTTTGAGCCAGATAAATGATGCTTTGCTTGGTAATGTTAACTATCAAGGTTTGTGGAATTCTGCTACAAACGCGCCAGATTTGACTGTTGTAGGAACAAAAGGTCATTACTACATAAACACTGTCAGTGGCATTCAATTTGGCAAATATTGGGAAAATGGTGATTGGATTATATCGGATGGAAATGATTGGGCAAAAGTAGATAACACTGATGCGGTTTCAAGTGTCGCTGGAAGAACGGGAAATATTATTTTAACTAAGGACGATATTGAAGGATTAACTGCAACATTGGCGGCGACTGCTGTAGATTCAAACGTAGTTCACAAACTTGGAAATATAACCGAATCAATAAACGGTGAAAAGACATTTACATCACCTATGAAAGTTAATCCAACTACGACAGAACCAAGCTTGATTGTAACTAGCACCGCTGGGCAAGGTGCATATACCACTATGCAAATTAATGGACCATCTTTTTCAAATAATGATGGTTTGCAAATTAGGCAAGCAACTGACGGTCGAGTTGAAATTAAAAATATGTCCACTATTGGCGGTAATACGGTGATGATTGGTAATAGAAACCATAATCACCTTATCCTTAATAATGACGGGACTTCTACCTTTAATGGAAAAGTCAAAGGAGTTGAAGCTACAAATCCGAATGAATTTACGACACTTTCACAAGTTTCAACTAAAATCACAAATGGTGGTCAAAACGGAGCAATCAGTATTGGGTCATTAAACGGTTATATAGCTCAATTAACTGGATATTGGGATTTTCAAGGAATTGCGGGATTAACGCTTCCATCATTTAGTATGCCTAACAATTCTCAAATAATAAATGGATTAAATGGCGGTGGTATTTTCAAACTTTATTTAGGTGATACCGATTATAAAACACCTTACATTTCAAAGAATCAAGCTGGGTCGCGACCAACATTTGAATTCATCGATGAAAATCCAGATTCTACTGGTGATATTGTAACATTCAAAAACTCGGATGGCGTAGTAGCAAGAATGTTTCACAATGGAGATTTTGCGGCCAAAAGGTTTTACGGTGAAGGTTTTATTGCCGACAATGGAACTACTAGCGTAGAGATGAGACATTTTTCACCAAGTGAGCCAGCTATTTTTTTCAACGGAATTTACAGAATGCTTTACGCTGCAAATTATGGGATAGTTTATAATGTGGGTAGCGGTGAAAATCAATCGTGGAGAATTAATAACGACCCTTACAACCAGATGGAATTTAATTCTTCAAGAGAATTAAGACTAGGATATGCAACTGCAGAAACTTCAACAGGAGAAAAATTGCAAGTGAATGGAAAGGGTATGTTCAACGGAACAGTGAAAGGCTTGCCAGCGACACTTCCTACAGAATTTGTAACGAAAGCGCAACTAGATTTACTTGGCTCTGGCCAATCTAGTTCTGGGCTTGAGAAAATTACTCAAGAAGGTAAAAGCGGTTGGAGATTGAAAGGTATTGATGCACAAAATTATGGAAGTGTTGGTCAAAATTCTTTGGATTTATCTGTCAACAATGGAAATGCAGGACAAGGAAATGGAGCGACTGGTGACAACTCTTCAATATTGGGTGGTCAATTCAATAAAGCTATTGGTGAATTTTCGAATATTCTAGGTGGAGATTTTAATATTGCTAATTCAAACTACTCTACAGTCATTGGAAGGGTAAATACTATTGGCACTAATGCTGATGCATCAATAGCAATTGGTAGCCAAAATGAAATCTTTACGGGTTCTTATAACGCAAATGCAATCGGATATGGCAATTATATTTATGGTCAAGAAGCAACTGCAATCGGTTCGTTAAACATTGCTAGAAGTTTCAGAGAGACTGTTTTGGGTTCTTGGTCATCTGATGTCGCTGGAAGCACAAATACTTGGGTTGCAACTCAACCGATTCTGAGAGTTGGGATTGGAACCAGCAACAGTGACAGGAAAGATGCTTTACGCATTTATAAAAATGGAAATGTTGAATTAACTCAGACATTGCCATCTGGTGGGAGTGACGCAACTCAAGTTCTATTTCGAAATAATAATGGTGTAATAGTTCAAAAACCAAGTGATGCTATTTTCTTTAGAAAAGAACTGTCAAATAAGTCACCGACTGTTGTTACTTACACATTAGCTCAAACAGACGAAAGATGGATTGTTCAATTCTTTTCTGACAGCCCAGTTACCGTAACTGTGCCAGCATCAATTGTTCAGACTACACGATTCGAAATTAGACAAATGGGACTTGGACAAGTTACAATCGTTGGGGCAAGCGGAGTGATTTTAAAAACAATAACTGGAAAAACACCAAGCACGATTAGCCAATATGGTCTTGTCACTTTGGAACAGACTGGCTCTGTTTCTGGGAATACTTGGATTGCCAGAGGAGATTTAGCTAATGCAGTATAAATGGATAGTAATATAGAAATAGGTAGCTGGTTACTACAACAAGCACCAGTTATTGTAGTAATGGGAGTTGTAATTTGGTGGCTCGCTAAACGCCTTGTAAAGGCAGAAGATGAAAAGGATTTGTTATCGAAAGATGTTATCAAAATTTCAACTCTTTGGGAATCAAAAGCTGATAAAATGGATGGAAGCAAAGAGGAAATCTTGAAGCTTTTGGCGGAAATAAAACAAATCGTAAGTTCAAAATAATGAGAAAAATATATGATATACTATTCAAAAAAAGAGATAACCAAACTTACTTAACTGCTCAAGATAAACTTTGTCTCATAAAAAAAATTTTGGAAGAACACCCTCCAAAAATAATTAAATACAAGGAAATATATGTAACCGAAGTACATTTCTAAAAAGAAGCCGCTGGATCAGCGGCTTTTTTTATGGTCACGACTTTACTTTCTGGATTTTGAAAGTACTCTTTAATTAAACAACGAGCGAAATAATATGAGTGATGAGACTAAAAAGACGAGCGGGCGACCGTTTAAAATGGAGAATTGGGTTGCCGAACTTAAAAAGGTTTTAGCAACCGAAGACATATTGTTTTTGAGCGACAAAGACCTTCAATTTTTGGTAAACCAAAATCTTGAAGAAAAAGACAGAATCACTGACAGGACATTTGAAAATTGGAAAGGCGGGAAATTCCATCCAGATGAGGAAATCGGAAAGGAATTTATGTCTTGCATACACCTTTCACTTATCAAACAAAAACAAGAAATGTCGCGTAGGATGCTTGGTGATGATGACAAGAACTGGACACGATTTGCTTGGGTGATGGAAAGAAAATTCACTGAATGGAATTTAAAACACATCAGTGAAAATATTAATAGGAGTGAACACCAAACTACTATTCAGATAACAGCGGCCAACGATGAGCAAAGGATGTTAATCGACAAAATTATTAATGTAGACTTTGAAGAAATCAAGACGAAAGGGATTGATGAATCAAACGATAACAAAAGCGAAGACTATGATTTTTAATGCCAATCCAACCAACAACTTGCTTTGAGAAAATTGCAAAGCTTGACAAACCAATTAGAGTTATCCAAGGCGGGACATCAGCTGGTAAGACCTATTCAATCCTTTTATATCTCATCTATTTTTGTTTAAATCCTAAGAGAAAACTGTTAGTGTCAATCGTTGGTGAAAGTCTTCCAACATTAAAGCGTGGTGCAGAAAAAGACTTTTATAATATCCTCAAAGAAAATAGTTGGTATGATGAAAATAATCACAACAAAACCGACCGTACTTACAAGATTGGAAACTCTATCATAGAATTTTTTAGTGCTGATGATTCATCTAAACTGAGGGGTTCACGTAGAGATTTGCTTTTTTGTAATGAGGCAAATAATATATCATTCGAATCCTTTTCAGAGCTTAATGTTAGAACAAGGCTTTTTTCTATTCTCGATTATAACCCAACCTCTCCATTTTGGGCAACAACCGAATTAGTCGGTCAAGATAACGTTGATTTTTTATGTGTCACATATAAAGACAACCAATTCCTTGAACAGAAAATCATCGATGAAATTGAAAGCTGGGAGAAAAAAGGTGAAACATCTGACTTCTACGCCAACAGATGGAAGGTGATGGGATTAGGTTTGATGGGGCAGCAAAGCGGTGCAATTTTCAATGATTGGGAAATCATTGACTCCTTGCCAGAAAATGCTCAATTGTTAGGTTCGGGAATGGATTTCGGATTTTCACAAGACCCAACCTCACTAATATCAGTTTACAGATATGACGGTGAAATCATCGTCGATGAAGTGATTTACCAGAAAGGACTTTTGAACAGTCAAATTGGTAATCTTATCAAATCATCCAATTCAAAAAATGCTGTTGTTTACGCTGATTCTGCTGAGCCGAAATCAATTGCAGAATTAAGAAGTTATGGCCTAACGGTAATGCCAGTTTTCAAAGGAAAAGATAGTATCAATTATGGAATTAGCTTGATTCAAGAAAACCCCTTTAAAGTGACCTCAAGGTCAATTAATCTGATAAAAGAGTTGCAAAATTACACATGGGCAAAAGACAAAGAAGGAAATCCTCTGAACATCCCAATCGATAATTGGAATCACGGATTAGATGCACTAAGATACTTTTATTTAATGAGAATGAGTAAGAAGTCAACAACGTTTGCATTGAAATGGAGAAGATAACCAATTACAAACTGAGCCAATTTTTTGCCCTTCAAGATATTGAAACGGTAGATTCTTATATGTCAATTTTAGACCTTTTGAGACCCATAAATCACATCACGAACCCGAAGTATCACTGGTTCAATAAGGAGCCTAAAACACTTCCCATTAAGCCAGTAATGACACTTTCTTTTGGAGAAGTAATAAGCTTAAGAAAAGATTTTAATAATGTGACTCAACAGGCAATATTTGAAGCAATTAAGTTAGTAACTGGATTAAGTCAAAAATCGATTTTGAACCTTAGAATAATTGATTTTTACAGTATCATTTCAACAATCAAACAGCAGCTGATTGACATCAGTAATATGGAAATAAATGAGCTGTCACCAGATGAAAACCAAGAATCCAATGTTGATTCACAAATGGTCAGAGCGGATGAAAGAATGGCTCGATTTGGAGAGTTGAACACAATCAATTTTATAACTGGAAAAGATATTACCAAATGGGCAGAAATTCAAAAGCTGCCTTATTTAACTGTTTTCACATGGTTGATTATGAATAAGGAGCAATCTGCTATCCAGAAAGATATTGAAAAGCTCCAAAAGAATAGAAACAAGAATTAATGTACGAATTTTTAAAATCACTTTCCGCAGACAACAACTGGAAATTTGAATATAGCAGACCAGATTACCAGAGCTTACAAAACGACATTGAGCCAAATGAGATTTGCCTATATGCAGACCCAGTTACAATTGAAAGTAAATTTTCTGATGCTGGAAATGAATCAGTTACTTATTCTGGAAAGTTCATGTTACTACTGTCATCTGATGTAGATGAAGAATATGAAGAAAAATATCTCAAGTATGTGAAGCCGTTGATTGATGAATCGCTTCAAATTATTAAGGATTCTTTCACCTGTTCAGAGTACCAAATTAATATGTTCAGAGCTATTGAAGTAATAAACTTGTTTGATTTCAATCTCGATGGAGTGCTGGTAACCTATAACATATTGCTAGTAGATTAATCATGCTTGGAAGTGAAGAAAACCAGAAGCTGCTAGAGGAAGAAATGACAGCCTTGAGAAAGGAAATCCTTGAAGTTTACAATGCTAGTGGGAAGAGAACTACTGGGGAATTTGAGAGCGGACTTGAAGTAGTTTACAGCACGAATAACGCGACCTTAATGGGATATGAATATCTTGGAGGAAGGCGCGCGGGAAAACAACCTCCGCTAAAAGCTATTGAAGATTGGCTTGAGGCAAAAGGAATCACTCCGATTGAATCGACAATGACCGTTTCAACTTTAGCTTATTTAATTGCGCGGAAGATTGCCAAGGAAGGAACCAAAAAAGAGAACAATCTTCCAATTTATACTCAGGTGATTACCCCCGAACGAATTGACCAGATTTTAGAAAAGGTCAATCAACTTAATGTCAACTCATTCATTTCAGAAATCGTTGGCACAATAACAAAAAAATTCAATGATTACCAATAGTGATTACATTTTCAAAAGATTTACTAGCACAAAATCCAGTTTATAATAATAGCGTTGTCGAATTTTCAAGCAACATCGCTGACATCTTAAAAGCTGTTATTACTGTTGGAGGAAACAGCTACAATATTTATCCAATCAACAATATATTTTACTTCAATTTTAAAGAGATTGCCAAATCGATTTTCAATCAAAATAGATTTGAAGATTCAATAATTCCCAACATTGCTGATTCAATATTTTACTCCGATGATTCAATTTTGAAATCATTGACAGTGAATTTCAAGGTGATTTCAAAAACTGGTGTTGAGGATATTATTGATAAGGATTACAACTTTATCCGCAGCGTGGAGCAACTACCATTTTATCGAAGAAAATTGAATATGGATACTGATGTCAAAGCGTTGCTTCCAACCAAAAATTTCATTGATTATGAGGTTACACACTTTGAAGGATTTCCCTTTGACTTTACTATTGAGGGACTAGTTAGTGGCGATGAATTTTACTTTAGAAATATTTCAACAAACATTTCAAGTGAAGTATATCAATCGCCAGACAATCAAGTTAAAAGGATTTTCCTTAGTGATGGCGAATCCGACACCACGATTGATGATGTCTTGCTTTTGAACTCTGCAGTAAACAGAATTGAACTATTCAAAAACGGTGAATTCAAATGTAATTTCAATATCAGAAAAATTGAAAGTGAATGTGGGGTTTACCTAAAATGGGCAAACAATCATGGCGGTTATTCTTATTGGAAATTTGATAAAGTTTGGAGAGAAAATACCAGTGTTAAGACGATTGGAGAAATCGCTGGGGATTTTGATAATCTTCAAAATATCTACAAGAATGGAAATCTGATGGGTAAAACGTCAACCGTTACAATGTCACTCCAATCGAAAATTGAAGAACGTGACCGCGAATATGTTAATGGAATTCTGGAAAGTCCGACTGTCCAAATGTACGTTCACACATCGCCATTTAACAAGATGGAAGAGTTTGATTTTATCAACGTGAAAGTGAACGATGGCTCATTTCCGACTGCAAACAACAAGCTATCAAAGAGCAAAATAAATCTGACAATCGAAATGCCAGAAAGATATTTAATGACGCTTTAATGCCTTATAAATTATTCATTAACAACAAAGAGGTTCAACTAGAAAACAATGATACTATAGCGCGAACGCTTCAAGTGAACGACATTGGAAATCTTTCATCGAGACAAGCCAACTTCACTCAGAATATTAAAGTTCCGATGACAGCGGAAAACATGAAACTGTTTGATTTCCTTGGAGTTGCTGGCAGTCAAAGTAATTTTCCCTACCAAAAGAATTTAGCGACCTTAATCAGCGATACTGGCGAGTGCATAGTTTACAACGGTTATGCAGTTCCAACCTCAACAAAAGACTATTACGATTTGCAAATTTATGATGGCGTAATTGACTTTTACAAGGCAATTGAGAACAAGAAAATTACCGATGTCGGACTTGCTGAAATCAATCATATCAAAAATCTTGAAAGCGTCATTGATAGCTGGTAGAATAACTTGAACTATGTGTATAATCTAGCTGATTACAACGGTAAAGCAATCTACGGCAATCAAGTAATCAACACTGATTACCTAGTACCATCTGCGAAAGTAAGTTATATCTGGGATAAAATTTTCAACTACAGCAATTTCACATACGGTGGCGACATATTTCAATCCGAGGACTTTCAAAATTTTTGGTTGTCCTATCCTAAGCCAGTCGGTTCCGAAATACAAGAAATTGTTTTGATTAACTCTCAAACCTACACTATGCCATTAACTTACACTCAGGCGGTCGGAGTAGGTTCTGGAGTCGAATATGTGACATTTAGCGAAAGTAATCTCCTAAGGCAACCATTTTCAAATCAATATGCTCAAGCGGTTGCTCAAGCTGATGGAAACGCGAGAAATATTGATACAGCTGGAAGTGGTCAGTTCCAATTCAAATTAAAAGGAAGTTTAACCAATACCAGCAATCCTTCAATGACTTTTGACATTGCAATTGGAAAAACAGTCCAAGGGCAAATGCCAACTTATGAAATAATTATATCTGGAGCCACTAATGCGACCCAGATTGATTTAACGCATTCATTTACAGTTAATGACAATGAACTGATTTCACTTCATTTAATGAAAAATGGTTTGCCCTTGGCTGGTCAATTCCAGTTCATCGCTTTTTATGGGAATTTGAAAATAGATTTTACTAAAGTTGTCGGTGACGTGGTGGACTTCGAGCAAGCATTGGTCGAATTTTCAATCAAAGATTTTGTCAGTGAAATTCTTCAACGATTCAACTTGACAATGTTCAAAGATAAGTACACCAATCACATAGAATTTCTCACGTTGGCTCAATGGATTCAAACGGATTCAATTGTTGATTGGAGTGAAAAATTTGTAAGTCATCAAACAACGACTTATACTTATGACAATTACGCACAACGAAATGTTTTCAAATATCGGTACGATGACCAGAATGCTAGCCATCATGATGGGATAATTAAAATCGACAACGTTAACTTAAAAGATGAAAACGTTGTAATCAATTCTGCAATTTATTCTCCAAACAAAATCAAAGGATATTTGGCTGGAAAGGTTGTAAATGTATATCCTTTTTGGAACAAAGAAGTAAAGGAAGGGAGCAATGAAGGTGAGCAAACAATTACATATAAGCCGTTAGATAATCGCTACTACTTCATGAGAAGTGAGCTGTATGATTTGCAATCTGGAACTACGGTTGGTAGTGAAGTTTTTAACCAATCTCAACAAGTTTACCTAGCTAAATTTGAAGACTACTCAAGGTTGCCGTTCCAAAATATAATTGACAATTATTACAAGTCATTTGAAAGTATAATCAATAAAGCAAAGATTGTAACAGCTGAAATCTTTCTGACCGAAACTGATATTGTGAATTTTGATTTTCAAAAGCTTGTGTACATAAAACAACTTGGAAGTTATTTTCTGGTGAACAAGATTCAAAGCTTTATTCCAAACAAGCTGACAAAAGTCGAATTTATTAAACTGGAATATTTCGAAGAGCAATTTTCGCAACCAGAAGTACCGAATGGAACATTTATTACAATCACTGATGTAGTAAAGGACAACTGCGAAATTACAATCAATTTTGATACTGATGCAGTATTGCCGAGGGAAATTAAAGTTACAGCGACAAAAAATCTATTTGGAGGAATTTCCAATCCTCAAACCGACATTTTTGAAACAACGGTAATTCCAACTGGCAATTCCATAACGATAACACTTCCATCGGGGGGATTGTGGGGAATGTATTTATCATTCAGCAACTTCGGTGTGGTTGTCAATTCAAACAATTTCACAATTGAAAATACAACTGAGTGCAACTATACGCCACCAGTTTCAGATTTGACGAAACTTAATCTGACAAGCGTTGTCTACAACGGATTGCAATCACAAGTGCTGGACGGAAATTTTACATTGAATTGGACAAGTGATGTCTTTCCAGCTAGTGAGCTGACATTAATAGTTAAGGATGGGACTAACAACTCTTTAATTTTCTCTACACAGATTCCAGCATTTTGGAATCAAAGCTACACTTTCTGGGTCAATTTCCCACCAAGTCAATTGACATTCCAACTGGCTTACAACGGTGTCGCAAGTAACACTATCACCGTAAACATATAACATGAAAAGATATACGCATGATTAAAAAATGGCTAAACAAGTCGAAATCCTTTCGCTTAATATAAACAACGACCTACTGGTTAAAAAGTTATCTGAAACCAAAGCACAGATAGAACAATTACAGGCTTCACAAAAAAGTTTGACAGCACAAGGTAAATCTTCATCAGTTGAATTCATTCAACAGGCAGCGCAACTGAAAAATCTGCAGAACCAATATAACAGCCAGTTTAATGTGGTGACCCAATTGACAGCAGCCAAAAAGAATGCTGAGAACGTTTCCGACGCATTGAATCAAGCTTTGCATGAGGAAAGTCTTTCAATCGCTCAAGCGACTGCAAACAACAAACAACTGAGAGAAATCAGAAATCAGTTGAATGCCACGACAGAGGAAGGTGCGGCAGCGATTGAATTAATCAACCAAAAGCTCCAAGAAAATACCGCATTCATCCAAGAGAATGTTAGCGGTTACGAGCAACAGAAAATGGCTATTGGTGATTACTCTAACCAAATTCAAGACGCGCTCAGCAACTTGAATCCTTTCAACGGAGGGATTTCGGGATTCATTTCTCGTTCGAAAGAAGCTGGTGGCGCTGGAAATCTTTTGACAGAGTCATTCAAAGGAATGACAGTCGGAATGTACGGAATGATTAAGGCGGGACTAGCCTTTATTGCGACTCCAATTGGTGCAGCAATCGCAATCCTTGCTGTTGCAATCGGGGCGGTTGTTGGAGCTTTTAAGTTTATGACAGCAAGTATGAACTCAACCGAAGAAGGTAGCCAGAAACTAGCAAAAGTTACTGCTACTGTTACTGGAGTTTTTAATGGTTTTTGGAAATTGATAAAACCGCTCGGTGAATTCATGGGGAATGCTTTCATAAAGTATTTTGAAATGGCGGCTGCGGCAGTTGAAGCAACCGTTGGAGCCGTATCATCAGGATTGAAGTTTCTTGGATTCGATGATGCTGCCAAAAGTGTAGATGGCTTCGCAAACTCTATCAAGCAATCAGCGCAAGATGCGGCCAACTTAGCTCAAGCCGAGGGTGAGTTGGATAAGATGCAAAGAAAATCTAAAATCACCCAGCTTGATTATCAAAAGCAAGCGGAGAAATTAAGGCAGCAAAGGGATGATGAAAGCAATTCAATTTCGGAAAGAATCACACTCAATAATCAACTTGGCGAGGTGTTGAAAAAACAATTGGCTGATGAGCTATTGATTGCTCAACAAGCATTGAAAGTAGCAAATCTTAGAATACAAAGCGAAGGCAGAACGAAAGAAACGCTTGACGGACAAGCCGAAGCACTTGCGGAAATAGCTGACATCCAAGAAAGGTTGACAGGCCAAGAATCTGAACAACTGGCAAATCAAAATAGCCTTAGAAAAGAAGCAGCAGATGCTGAGAAGGAAAGACAAGCGAAAGCAGCGGAAGCTAGACAAAAGGCAGTCGATAAAGCTATCCAGCAAAACAAAGATGAGATTGATTTATTTATTGCTCAACAAGGAATTAAAAAGAAAGCTTTAGCAGATGAATTAGCATTTGAAGAGCAACTTTCAAAGAAAAGGCTGGCATTATTGGAACGTGAATATAAAGCTGGTAAAATGTCTAAGACTGCCTATGAGACAGAGAAACTTAATATCTCAAATGAGTTTCTTAAGAAGCAAATGGATTCAATTGTTGCCGAAGCTCAAAGAGAATTGGATTTGTACAAGATGTCTATTGAGCAAAAGAAAGCCGATGACAAATTCTTCACAGAGGATAAACTTTTAGCTAAACAAACCGAAGACAATACTCTAGCAATGAAGGAAAGGGATTTCCAATTGCTGAGGAAAGAACAAGGGCAAATCAATGAGCAAGAATACTTGGATGCCATTAATTTAATTAATGAAAACAACCGAGTTAAGAATGAAGAAGCTGAAAAAATAAGAGAAGAAGCTAAGAAAGAGCAAAAGCTTATTGATTTAGAAAATCAAAGAATTATTGATGAGGAAAAATTCACCAATGATTTCGATAGGCAGATAGAAGACGAACGTATTCGTTACGAAGCTGAAAAGAAAGCCGCTGAAACAAATGGTGCAAACCTTAATCTTATTGAACAAAAACATGCAACTGCAAATAAGAAAATCAATGAGACCAAAGAAGCTGCAAAGCGGCAAGCAGCTGCAGATACACTTGGCGACCTCGCATCGCTATTAGGCGAAGAAACTGCAGCAGGAAAAGCGGCAGCAATTGCTCAAGCAACAATTAACACTTACAGCGGTATCGCTCAGGTCTGGGGAGCAGATTCAGTTTTGCCAGAACCTTTTGCGACGGCTGCTAAAGTAGTTTCAACTGGCGTTGTATTAGCTAGTGGTTTAGGGGCAGTTAAAAAAATTACAAGTACTAAAACGCCACAACTTGCTGGGGGTGGTATTGTACCAAAATTATCTTCGGGCGTAATAAATAACGGCGCAAATCTTGAAATCCCTTTAACTAACGGCGATGATACATTAGCATATTTGACGCAAGGTGAGTTGGTGCTCTCACAAAAACAACAGGCGGATATGGGTGGCTCGGCTTTTTTCAGAAGCCACAAGATTCCAGGCTTCGCAAATGGCGGACTAGTTGGTGGAACTTCGAATTTAGGTAGTCAAGGCGGAATTAAAATAGACATGGATTTACTCGCACAAAAAATTGGTGAACAAGTCGGGCGAGCCAATGCTAGTCTCCCAGCACCACGTGTCGGAGTAGATACAATTACACAAGCACAGAATTATCAGGTCAGGATAGAATCTGGCGCAAACTTTTAAAACAAAAGAACCTCAAGCAAAAAAGTTTGAGGTTTTTTTATATACCTAAACCAGCCAAACAATATCAAAAACACCTATTGTAAAAAATAATTTAAAAAAAGATGAAAATAAAAGGTCGTTTGCTTTTTGTCAGACTATTTATAATAAACACAGAGAATGAACGTGAAACATTTTGATGAAGAACTTGATGAACTATTAAAGCATATCAGGCGATTAAAACAGCGAGCCATTGACAATTTGGCTCAAAATATCTCAAAAAGCAGCAAGCCGAGGGAGAAAAAATAACAAGAGTACCAACAACAAATATATGAACTCTAACCAAAAAACCAATGAAAGCTGGAAAGCTATAAACTCAACATCTTACGAAGTTTCTAATCTAGGAAGAGTAAGAAATAATTATAACAATGGAACTTCTAGCGTCCTAACTCCATCATCAAATGGTCAAAAGAAAAATGACTATCTGTTTCACATTATTGGTGGAAAGAAATATTATGTTCACCAACTGGTGTTACAAGCATTTGAAGGAGATAAGCCAGACGGATATGAATGTGACCATAAAGACAGAAACAAACTGAACAATGACATCTCAAATTTGAGATATATCACAATAGCTGAGAACCGTTCACATAAAGGTGAGAATCACCCCAATTGTAAGCTGAACAATAAGAAGGTAAGGGCGATAAGATTACTGCCATTTTTGGTCGAAGGCGTGACCAATAAGAAGATTGCCGATATGTTTGAGGTATCAGCCAACACAATCTCTGCGGTAATAAAAAGAAGAAGCTGGAGCCATATCTAATGTCAAGTAATGAGAATTATTTTAAAGAACTATCCAAGCTGTCAAGATTAAGTGAAGAACAAATCCGAGCCGAAGCCAGATTGCTGAAGCTTGGAGACCTTCAAGCATTGGATAAAATTGTAAACGCCAATTTGAGATTGGTGGTGCATATTGCAAAGAGATACCAAAAAGCAATTGAGAAAGTTGAAATCTTTGAATTGAACGATTTAATTAGTGAAGGAAATTATGGATTAGTACAAGCTGCCAAAAAGTATGACCCAGACCGTGGAGTGAATTTTGGATATTATGCAAGCTTTTCAATCCAAAGTAAAATAATTGATTTCATAATTAATCATCAATCCACAATCCGCTCGCCATATAATAAGATGAAGACGGATTCCAAGATTCGAAAGGTTGTAAATGAGTTATTTCAAAAACTAAACACTGAAATAGGGGCGGAGCAGCTAAAAGATTTGGGAATATTTACAGACGATGAAATCAAACATTTCTTTGAAAAGACAGAAGTAGTTCCCTACGAAAATTACTATGACAGCGAAGAGGAAATTGAAGATTTAGAGTTTCAAGCAACACAATTTGCAATGATGAAAAATGCTTTAAAATTCCTTAAACCAAATGAAAGATTCGTCATCAAGAAATTCTTTGGAATTGACTGTGAAAGAATGACCCTGTTGCAAATTGCAAAAGAGCGCGGAGTTACCAAATCAAGGATTGGGCAAATCAAAAAAATAGCTTTGGAAAAGCTAAATCAATTGATGAAAAATAAATAATCAGTTGAAACCAGCATAACCGCTGGTTTTACCTGTTTAAAGAGCGTTCCGCCAAAAAAAAACAATCGCGCGGGGTAAGAAAAACAAAAACCATGACAAGATACCAATTACTAAAAGACAATGAAGATATTGTATTCCAATTTATAAAAGCGGGAGTATTATCTTTTCAAATAATAAGGGATATCGAAATTTTTGAAACATTTCAAGAAATCCCACTCAATAACAATGAAGCTAAATATCTTTTGCTTGGAGACCAATATGAACTCTCAGCCAAAAGGATTGAACAAATAATTTATCAAATGATGAAACTGGCTTATAAATAAACACACAACAAATCTTTTTCGTATTTTTGAAATAATTAATATTGTAATATGCGCAAGAGAGACCCAAAGCAAATTAAGAAATATCTCATTACAAGAAACACTAAAAGGTTGAATGAAGTGAATGTTAAGAATCTATCCAATCAACAAAAAATTGATATAATTAATTGGATTAACAAAAATCAATTTGATTCATTGAATAACCGTACAGTTTTAATAAATAATTATTCTAATTTATTTTCAAAAAATATAAAGCAAATATTTTCTCATGAAATTTCATCTGAGAATTCAAACACATCTATTAGAACTGAATGGACACCAGAAATAGTCACTATTTCATATGAAGGCTTCAGTAGTAATATCTTAGATAATGATTTGTATAGAGAAGCGTTTGGAGCTAACTATATAAAAAATCACTGTTACAATATTTCGACGGAAAAGGACGATGAGCTGACAAAAAGACTTAAAGAATTAGCTGAAAAAATATTAGCTGACCCAGTAGAAAATTATAGTAAGGAAGATGTTACCATTTTATTGTTGACTTGTGCTTACAAATTCGAACAGTTAAATAGTCAAAAAGACAAGAATATATTTCACTCTTTTTGGTACTCAACAAATAATAAAAAAGTATAATAACTAAAATCAATTATATGTTTTGTAACACAGATATAGATTGGTCTGCAACTGGAAGTATGTTGTCGGCAATTGCTGCTTTTGTTGCTATAATAGCTGTCTGGTATCAAATAAGTCAGGTTAGAAAAAGTTTAGATGACAGCAATATTATGAAAGTTTTAGAAATAGAATTCGAACTTAATAGGAGAAGAGAGCGAAGTTCTGATTTAAAAATGGAAATAATTAAAAATACAAAAGACAAATTAAAGATAGATTATTCTCAAGAAGAAATTCAAGCATTTAAAGATTCCCTTGCATTTTATGATGCATCCTATGAAAATTATTTGAACTGCCTTGACAGAATGTGCTTTTTCATTATTCGTGGAAGTTTCAGCGAGATTGACTTTAGAGAGGATTATAAAAAGACCCTAGACATAATTGTAAATAGCGAAGACTTTAATGAAAAATTTAATGGTCAAGCTAATTATAAAAATATTGTAAGGTTGCAACAAAAATGGAATTAATGGCATAATATATTATATTATTTCGCCCTATAAAAGTCAAATTCCCAAAAAAATAGTCATCCTTCACATTTCCGCTTTCTCACCAAGGAAAACAAATCAATCCTTCCGTCAATCCGCGCTTATAAATTAACATACGAAAATGGTGGAACCTCACACACCATGAGCGGTCAATTTTTGGTTGTTCAAATCTAGGTTATACTTTAAAAATGACTGTTGAAATGACGATAACACTAGTAAAATAATATTATTTTTTTGTGCAAAAACTTGGTAATTAATTTGCACAATAAATAATTATATCTTATCTTTGAAGTGTTCAAAAAAGGAACAGAAGTACATTGAAATATTGAGATTGCCACCAATAAAAAAAGGGATGCTCGAACATCCCTTCCGAAGCATTAGAATGAATCTAATACTTACAAATATGAAAGACAAAGATAATAAAATTTATTTTGATAACATGGACAGCCTTTGCTGTCGAGAATTTGACGTGAAAGAAACGTTGCTTTTATTGCATCATCCAAATCCCAACATCTTTTACAGTTGGGGAGTTTCACGGAAAGCGAACTATAAAAACATCGGTTTGCTTCTCTATGTGGAAGCTAGAAGGCATACAGGTTGGATTTTAATCAGCCTATCTGCTGCAGACCTTTACGATGTTCATCTTTTTAACCTTGGAAACAAGTCGATTAAGAAGCAAATTAAAGACCTCTATTTTGACCAGTTGCTTGCTGCAATTGATGATGAGATTGAGAGAATTGATGAATATAAAATTTAATAAATAACCTTTCATTTCTAACGCTTCGGGTTGGTGGTTCTCAATAATTTTTAATCTAACAAACATCAGAATAAAATGAAAAAAGCTAGATACATAAGAGTTTCCACCAAAGACCAGAACCCAGCCAGACAGCTTGCAAAGAAGCATCAAGATGAACTATTGTATATTGATTATGCTAGTGGGTCGCTTTCGTTAGATAAACGCCCAGAGGGGCGCAAATTGATTATTGACGTTGAAGCAGGACTGATTGACTACATTACATTTGAAAGCGTTGATAGGATAGGGCGTAGCACTACAACGGTTATCAACCAACTCCAATATTTTCTGGACAAGGGAATCGTAATTAAGATTGAAAATCTTGGACTTGAGTCAATGTTGCCAGATGGAAAACCCAATGAAATCTTCTCATTGATTACAACTATCCTTGCTAACTTGAGCCAGATGGAAAAGACTACATTGCTGGAGCGTCAGAAGGCTGGGATAGAAGCCGCCAAATTAAAAAACGACGTTTATCTTGGTAGAACAAAAGGGAGTGTCGAGAGTGATGAGGTTTTCTTGGCAAAGCATGCTGGCGTTGTAAAGGCTTTGAAAAAATATCCTGACATGTCATTAAGAGAATTAGCAAAACAGGCGAGTGGTGCAGATTACAATCCAAGTCCTAACACGGTCAAAAAAGTAAAGAAATTATTGGAATCTAAAAATGGATAGCTATTAGCTATCCATCATTATTTGACCTAGAACAGCATTTAATAAATTCAGAACCTATATGAGTTATTGAATACCGCTTATGCTGTTGAATAAATCCACTAACGTATATGTCGTCATTAATTAATTGAACTTCTAATAAACCTAATCTAATTAGATTTGAGAATGATGTTATATCGCATACCGTTTCATTATCATCTACACTGCCATTTTCATTAAAATTGTTTAAAACTTCGATATCAATAGTAGATAGTTGACTTAAGATGAATGGAAAAATGGAAGATTCATAATTTTTATTAGCATCAACAAAATTAACAATCAGATTTATCCATTTTTCTTGTAGTGATTCATCTTCTTCAAGTGAAGAATATTCAATCAAAGGTACAAGTGTTCTAAGAGATAATTTTTTGGTATCAAGATTGTTATCTTTAGCTATTTTTTGTGCTTTTTCAAAAATTCTTATTTGATTTTTAAACCTTCTAAGTTTTATATTATCTGCCCACATAAATCCAATTTCTTCAATTGCTGCGCCAGATATTTTCTCTAAAAATCCTTTCACTAACTCGATAGATTTTTCGATTGCAGTTGATGTAATGTCTAGTTTGCTCATTCTAATTATTTTAGAACATTTGCAATTGTATCCCTATCGACCTCTGATTTTTCAAAATCCTGAAAAGTTAATTCAAATGGAACCTGACCAAAAGTATATAAAAAATGTTTTGTTTGATTTGCAATTAATTCTACCGAATCGTTGACAAAAGTGACAATATGCTTATCGTTATACATTCCTAAAATTCCAATATAATAAAGTATTTTTTCTGAATCTTTAGAAATAGGCGTGATTTGTAAGTAACGCTCAACATGATTTTTTTCAACTAGAGTTTTAAATTTTACTATCATAATTAATTACCAAGATTGTTTTGGCTTGGTGATGTAAACATACAAATTATTGAGTAAAATACTTACACTTTCATTAAAGCTTTCAGCTGAGCCATCAAATCCATTTCCGTTCTGGTCTTTCACATTGCCAATAACATCACCCAATTTAAAATAAACCTTTCCACCATCTACGCTCAAATCATTCACGTCAAACTTTGTTCGATATTTCCCATCTTGGAATTCAATTACCAAAGCGTAAGTACAATCGTAACCTGCCGTTGAGGTTGGAAGTTGACGAACGAAGGCATCTTCCATAAATCCGCTAATCCTAATCATTTCATTTTCTGTCTTGGCTTTAGTAACCTCGTTTGGATTCTTGTAAGTTTCATTTATCCAAGCTATTGTTTTGGTGTAGAGTTGAGCTGCTGACATCTTTTCCGCGGAATAGACCATATGTTCAGTTGTTCCATCATTTTTAAATGTGAAAGATGGTGATTGCGCAAAGCTGGCACTTGTTGCCAGCATTGTTATAATAAGTGTTAGTCTGTTCATAAATTATTCTATTATAATATATCCAGTTAAGTCAGGTTTTACCATTAATCGATAGCCTTGGAATTGGCTTGTGTTTTCTCTTGAAAGCAAGTAAAATTTGTCACTGTTTCCTATTGTGTACGCCACGCTTGGCAATACTTCATGACCTACTTTAGAAGTAACGGTTAATTTATCCCCGCTTTTAACTTGAAACATATAATTGTCATCAGCATAATCTAGTCTTATAACTGGGCTACCATCGGCTTTCTCTAGGTAGATAACGATTTGACTAGCGTGTTGGTGTACTCTGAATAATTTGCTTTCAGTTGGTGTGCTTGGGTTGTCAATTACAGTCTCTTCATTTGTTGATTCATCGTTGCTGGAACAACCAACGAATAGTAATGCGATGATAATCAAAGTAAATAATTTTCTCATGATAAATATATTTTTAATGTTAATCCTACAAATATATGTAATACCTACAAATATGAGTACATAAATATGATGGTATTTTTATGAGGGTTCAAATTTATCTTGCACCAACCTAAACAATTACCCCAAATGGCTACAGATAGAAAGAAAGAAATTCCAAATGAAGTGATTACTGTTGGAAATAATATCGCCAGAATAATCAGAGAGAAAGATTTAAAACTTAGGATTGTTGCCCACGATTCCGACCTTGACATTGAGGCTTTGAGGCGTTACATCAAGGGGTCGGTTGTGATGGGAATTGACAAAGCCTTGAACATTGCCAAGGCTTTGTCTGTTGATATATCTGAACTTTTCAAGGGCGTTTAGAACTCATCTTCATTTCGTAATAAAATCCTATTTGATACCCCCCCCTTAATATTATAATATTCCCAATAATTTCTATCTCCGTTCGCCATATTTGGCGCGTGAAAATGCAGGACTCTATCATCCTCAAATTTAATCCTTGCATAAGCTGCCCACTCACCCCAACGGTACCCAAAATTTCTTGTTGTTGATGCATCCCTAATTTTTTGCATTGCATCATCAAGGTCTGTTCGATTTTTGAATTTCAGCTGGTAGGTATCATCTTCATATAAGTTATCAACGATTAAATGTTTTTTATTCGTCGGTAATTTTAAAGATTTCAAAATGCTTTTTAATTCTTTACTCACTTCTAATTTTGTTTCCAT